GCTTTTAAATATGCCTGCCCTACAGAATCAATCAACTAAGAAGCGATTGAAGAACCGCTTTCAATGCGGTACAAAGCCTCTTCGCGGTAGCGAGCAAAGCCAAGTACGCCGTACCAGCCCATTGGGCGGTGACGCATCAACTTGTCAACTACTGGTCCGATAACTGTATGTGGCTCTTCTGCCACTGCCTCAGCAAGTGCTTGAGCACCGCAAAGGATTGTGCGGTACACCTTTGCAGATGAAGCACCATCAGTTGCTGTGTACATACGATTGGTCTCAACAAAGAATGCACCTTCGTAGTTTCCAATTTCGCCTGCCCAGATTTCATTCTGGTTAGCACCGTATTGATGAGGAATCAACCAGCCAGCAGAACCTGTTTCTGCACGGAGGTCGTGTGAGACTTCTGGGTGAATACCAACCCAGTAAAGGTTGCCCTTACGTCCCTTAGCGTTGTTTGCACGCAACTTAGCAACAGCCTTACGGATGTTGGAAGAAGCAAGGGTTGCAGCAGCAGTGATTGTTGCTGTAGAAGTAGCGGTAGAACCTGCGTAGATTACGTTGGTACCAGCGCGGAGTGTTGCCATTGCAACCTTGTCAATAGAATCAGCAAGGTTGTAAGCAATGATGTTAGCGATTGCTGGGTCTACATCAGCAAGGCTGAAGAGTTCCAACGCACGAGTAACAAGTACTGAATTACCATACTCATTGAGAGTAATAGTTACAGATGTCGGAGTAGACATTGCTACTGCATCTGGGTCAGCATCTTCCGTAAGAGCGGTAGTTGCTGCTGTTAGGTCAACATAACGTTGTAGAACAACGGTTGAACCTGGGATTGCCTGGCGAGCAGGGCGCTTATCTGCGACTGAACGAACGAGTGGTTCAGAGCGAAGCGCAAACTCAAGAAGGCGGTCGTATGCCTTCTGGACTAGACCTGCTGCACCTGCGGTTCCTCCTAGAGAGGCGGAACCTGTGGTGACATATGCGTCAGCCATTTTTGCGTCACCTCCAGTGACTATGAACGGGAATTAGGACTGAGAACGGAGAAACGCTAACAACTCATCTGCACTTTGCGCATTGTCCAGTTTCATTGATAGTTCATCTGTTCTATCAGGCATAATACCGCCCTGCGTTACTATGTCTTGTTGACGTAATGTTGCAAGGTTTTGTTGCTGTTGATTACTTTCAACCTGTGGTTCATAACCAATCAAGTCTCCATTATCACGGAGCCAGTTGTTTAAAGAATCCTCTGATACTTCATCCAGGTCTTTCAAGATAATCCGAGCAGCCTTGGTATTGATGCCCTTGTTTTCTAGGACTTCTTTGACAACACGTTCACGACGCTCCTTGTTAAAGTTTTCAAGTTGCTCAGTGAGTTCCTTAATACGTTTTTCATCTGCTCGCTTTGCCTTGCGAAGTTTCTTCACAAGTTCATCGCCAACTAGATTCTGTTCGGTATCTAGGTCGTCGTCTTCATCATCCCAGTAGTTGTTGCTCATAGCAACCACCCTTTCTATTTGTAGTTAGTCGCAAGCCACAGTGCTACTCAGGGGAAAGTAGTCTGGCTCTTGCTACCAGTCTTATACGCTGACGGGGCTGGTCGGTCCGTTCAGGAAACTTAAATTAAACCTGCTGAGCCTCTGGTGAGAGATGTTCTGCCTGTTCCAGCACCACCACTGAAACTGCTTATCTCACGACCACGAAGCCTTTCTTCAGCACGTTTAGCAGAAGCAGTTCCTCTAAACTCTGCTTCTTCAGCAATGCCTTGCCCGTAATTAATTGCTTCTTCTTTATAAATCTCACTAAGTTCTTTACCTCTAGGAAGTTTCTCAGCAATGGCTTTATAGCCCTCCTGGGCACGGGCTTTGGTAACACCAAGTTTTGTTAAACCTAATGCTGAAGTTAAATCTGCTTGCAAGCCTAAACCTGCAGCAACACCACCAATTTCGGCAACCTTAACTTTTTCTTCAAGAATTGGTAGCCCTTCTTTAGGATTAAGAAAGTAATTAACCAAATCATTGTCTGTAATTTTATAAAAACTAACAAGTGTAGACTTAACAAATGGGTCTGCCATATTAACCCTATTTACTGCTAGGTCAATACGGTCTTTGAATTCAGGATAATTAATATCATTACCTATAAACTCAGCCATTCTTGCATTACGCTTCTTGCGGTCAATACCAAAATAGTTTTGCAGACCATAAGAGCGTAGCGCCTCATCATAAGAGTTTTCTAAAGCAAGATAAGTAGCCTCATCTAATACGTTCTTACCAGCGGCTCTGCGCATTTCATTGCCAGCAAAGCGAGTCTTATATGCTTGAGTTTCTTTTAGTTCTACCGTAGCCTGCTTAGAACCAATACCTTGTTCCATATAGCGCTTAATATTTGGGACAAGTTCTTCCAGCCCATAATCTCTAAACACAGACTCTAGCAAAGCATAAGCATCTATATATTCTTTATCAGCCTGTGGTCCAGCACCTTTAAGAAGAACTTGAGTAGAACCATCAGAAAAAATACCAATAACATCACCAGTCTTAGGGTCTGTTTTTGTTTCTACTAAAGTTTTTTCATTGTTACCACCGCCTGCGCTTTTTGCAGGGATGGTAGAGGTAGTGCCATCGTTATAATAGATTGTGATACTACCATCTGGGTTAGTAACTCTTTTGTCTTCTTTTTTCCCATCTACGCCTTTGGGTATACCATTGACATAGGTAATCCCGCCACGAGTTCCGTTAAATGGTTTGCCTTTATATAGTAAAGGACTATTTGCACTACCTTCACCAGTAAAATCTTGGGTATTGCTTCCAAGATAATTAAATGGCTTACCCTCAGCATCATAAAGTTTCCACTCTGTACCCTGGAGATTCCAATGCAATCCAGTAGGCGCTGGTCCTGGAGGACCAACTTTTTCTGCTGCTTTTACTGCTGCTGTATATGCACCAGCGGCTGTTGCATACTCTTTTCCAAGATAACTAGTACTACCTTTTTCATAAGGAGTAAATACTCTATTTGTCGTACCAGCATCACCAGTTACTACTGGTGCGTTAACAGCCTTTGCTGTTTCAGCAACAATCTTATTTGCTTCTACTTGAGCGGGACTAAGACCTGTCTTAGGGTCTCTTACATAATATGGGTCTACTGCGGGAGTTGAAACTACAGGAGTAACTGCAGCCTTAGCAGTGGCACGAGCATTGGCTATGCGTCTAGCCTCAATGATATCTTCTGGGGTTGCCACTACGACATCACCCCAAACGAACGAAGAATCTCAAGCGCATAATCAGCAGCCTCTTCTCTAGCCCCCTTAGTCTCAAGCCATTTTTGTTTTGTTTTAGGACTAGTGCGTAATAAGGTTTGATATTGGTTTACAGACATAACACCTTTTCCGCTTTCATTCTTAAGTGCTGTTTGAATATCTTCATCAAAAATACTGTAAGCATTATCTGGTGTTTCCAGAATTTGTCCTTTGTAATATGCAAATTGTGATGCAATATCTTTTGGCATTACGCCAGAATCTATTAGTTCGCTAAGGTTAGGATAGAAAGCCTTAGCCATATTTTTAATAGAGTTTTTCTGAGCATCTAGTCTGCCAGTAGTTAGTGTCCCGCCAGGTTTCATACCTGTCATAACCTTGTCGTAGGCTTCTTGAGTAGATAACTTAATACCGTAATCAGAGGCATATTCTTTTAATTCAGATACATCACGAGCAATACGACCATTACCTGCCGTAAGTTTCTCAAGCGGTGTACCAGCCAGACGCTTCTTCAAAACCGTAGAACGAATACGGTATAAATCCATTTCATCAAGGGCTTCACCAGTTACTACCTTGTTGCCCTTATCATCTACGACAGTTTTTACTTTAGCCTTTTTCTGTTCTGCTATAAGAAGTTTATAATATTCTTCCTTCTCAGCATCAGTAGCAACATCATCTATAAGGTCAGTATAAAACTCATCTAGTTGTTGATAGGCTTCTTCTTTGCTGGTTATGTATGTACCAGTAGCATCTTTATCTTCTGCAGTTATCGCACCAGTTTGACCACCTAACCATTTAGTTAGATTAGCAACTTTGGTGTTAGAAAGAATCGGATTATTGACAAAGTTCTGAACTACATTTGTAGAGAATCTACGACCAGCATCCGCAATAGCATTATTAAAAGAGTTGACATCTTTGGCTTCATATTCTTTTTTAGACAAAAAGCCTTTGGTATACAACGACTTACGAAGCGCTTCCAGTCCTCCAGATGAGGTAGCGTCTTTAATAATTTTGGCTACATAATCTTCAATATCTACAGGAGTAAGGTTGCCTTTGCTGTCTACATAAAGAAATGTCTCGCCATTAGGACCATTAAGCACCCAACGTGAGCCTGTCCAAGTTACTTTATACTTAGCAGTATCACCAATAAAGTTATTCTTCCAAGATGCTAGGTCTGCATTGGTGGCTTCTACAGTTCCTGGAATGTTTCCCTCACGGATATCCGAAGGTCCTGGAGCACTCTTCATTACTTCAGCCATTACTTACTATCTCCTAAAAGCAACTTGTGTATCACGGGAATAGAAATCCAGAATCGGTTGGAAGACCGCTCTGTTTGCTTCTCTTACTGCTGGGTCCATAGAAATCAAATCATTTAAGAACTGTTCTATAGCCAACTTCTTTTCACGCTTAGCATCTACAAAGTTCCACATTGTGCGGTTCTGTTCATTGGTTGCAAAAACAATATATTCTCGCATTAACTTTGTAGCCAGCGCCATCTTTTCACGGGTGGCATTTGAAATAGGGGTTTTCTTATTTAGCAAAGCCTGCTCCATATTAGATAGCAAACTTTCTTCAGAAGATACTTCCCAGCCACCAGTCTCTAAAGACTCTTTAAGCAAAGGATTAGAAGCCTTAAGTAAAGCACGGTCACGTGCAGCCTGGTCAATAATCTGGCGACGCTTAACTACGCTAACTTCTCTAGCCAAAGCCTCATTAGTCTCACGTTCAATCTGAAAGTAAGCCTGCTTAGCCTGTGATACCTGTACTCGCTTGAGGTAACTTTCTAGGTCTGGTTGAGATACTAAGTCCTGTGACTCTAGCCAAGCATAAACAGATGAATTAAATTCTCCTGTTTGCGGAGCAAAGATAAGCGCTGCATCGCCATACTGGCTAATGAACTGTTTATTCTTAATAGACCAGTCTTGTACTTCTTTTGTTTTCTGTAGGATGACTGCAGTATTGCGGTCATTTCTAGAAACTGTATAGACCAACTTGCCTGGGTTCTTGCCAATAAAGGTAGCAATAGCCAACTCATATGGGTCAAAGACATCTTCACTTTCAGTCTTTGCAATACCCTCTAGAATGTCATAGAAGGTTCCACGTAGTGTTGGAATACCAACTGCCTTGTAATATTCAGGAACTCCCTTACCTTCACGCAAGGTGGGTGATACAGGAGAAATCATTCCTAGTATTGCTCGCACAGCAATAACATTATGTGATGCAATTCTGACATCACGCAAGAATTTATCTACTTGCACAGCATCATTAGGGTCTGGCATCTTGTATCCAAAGGCTTGCATATAAGAGATAGCCTGAAATGCTGCTGTAGTTTCTTGGCGGTCCTTCTCATCTTTTGGTAATAATGCCCAGATGTTCTGCAAGAACAACGGAACAACAGCCTTCTGCAGAGTTAAGTTCTCACCAATATTGCCAAGAGCAAAGTTATCTATTGCTTCACCAGTCTTGATAGCACCAGGCTTAAGTTGTCCTGGTAGGTATCCAAGTAATGCTTTAAATCCAAGCATTGATATAGCAGCAACTGGACCGCTAAGACTTGGTTGTCCCGCATCAGGGGCAAAGGATGGGTTGATAAGACGCAGTTTTAGTGTGATGTCATTGAACTGTGGTACCTTAAATGAACCACCAGTAATGGTACGAACTATTGGTTCAACTGCTGAGTTGATAATAGTATCGGTAGGCAAGACTACATATGGCTCACCTTTTTCATCTTCGTATACCTCACCACGTGCATTCAAGCCCTGGTGTGCTAAACGCATACGATAGATAACTTGCAATGGCTTCTCACGCATCAAACGATAATAACGTCGCCAGAAATCTTCAGTAGCACGGTAGAAACGGGCTACAGTTCTAGTGTTCATTGCTAGGTTAGAACGGATAGCAGGGTTATCAGCAAACTTTAGAACTGAATCTACTGCTTCATTCATAGCAATTTCAGCATAACGCTTCTGCGCTATCTGCTCTGCCTCATCCATAAACTTATCCATAATTGCTGGGTTAGCATTGGCATACGGCTTAGCAGCCATCTTTTCTTTAAATACCTTCTGAGCAAACTCACGCTCTAGTCCAGCATAACCTTCACGCAAACGTGAGTATGCAATCATTACTGCTGGTTGGCGGTATAGACCCGTTACCTGACGGTCCATCTGCTCCATAATTGCATTGCCAAACTTTTCCCACATACTAGGTAGGTCTTCAGATGGAACAAAACCATCAAACTCTATACGGGTATTGATATCACCCATCGGCTTATAGCCATCAGTTGCTTTCTCAAAGTCTTGGAAAGATAAACTAGAAGAAGCCTTAGACCACTTACTATTTACTTTCTTACCTGATGTCTTTTCGTACTTAACAAGGTCATTATATTTGCTACGAACTGCATCTAGTAGTGCCTGATTAAACGCGCTAGGTCCACCGTGGAAAGTATTACGCATATCTAGTAGCATAGTTTCTGCGTGGATGCGAGCAATCTCTGCATCAGGTAGTTTATTCTGACGGAAGTAAACACTATCGCCAAACAAACTAAGAAACTCTTTAACGCTTACTGGGTCTTTGACTAGGTATTGCTTAGTAACAAAGTCCCATTCAACACCAACTGCACGGAGTAAATCCGTTCTAGCAGTAGCAAAATTGCTTGCTGTACGTAGCCCATCATTAGCAAAAAACACAGCACCTGGGTCTAGCACTCGGTTAGCAGTACCAGTTGTAGATGGAACACTGCGCTTATT